ACCACAGTATTCCAGATTAGGGAATATCTGCAGTAGTCCCATATCTGCGTTAATGATATTCTTCTCGATAACACCTGTCGTATTGCCGGCTATAACATGCAGCTTCATATCTGATTCAGCTACATTCATAATGAACTTAACAGCTACTGTCGTTGTCTTTCCGGATGCAGTTGAACCCTCTAAGAACTCTGCTCTTGCAGGTGTGTCTATGTAATCCCAGTATTTATCACTTAGAAGCATCTGGCTCACCTCTTGCTTTGCGCTGTGCAAGAAGCTCCTGTAATTCACTCCTGGTTGTATCATTTACATTGGCTTCTATCTTGTCTGTGAATATACCTAAATGCTTGCCAAGAAGTTCTAAGGCCTTAACCTTGTCACAGGACTTAACTTCTAATCCATCTCTACCCTTCTTGATAACAGCAAGAGCTCTTTTCTGTTCCTCTGTCAGTTCCTCCGTTAATACTGGCTCTACTGTTCTATACATAACAGGCTTACCATCTTTATCCAGTAAATCCACAAGTGCTCCACCAGCTTCTACTTGCATCTTCTTTTCAACCACATGTGCATAATCCGCATTATTAGAAAAAGCTATCAAGGCAAGCTCCTTGATAACTCTCTCCTGGGTTATCTCTGTACTCCTTGATAGCTCTTTTTGTCTTTTTGCTATATATTCCTGCACCTTAACATTTCTTAACAGTCTTGATGCCGTCTGTTCTGCTGTTTTCGGTGAATACCCTGCCCTGATAGCTGCCTGTGTGGCATTGAGGTCTATAAGGTATTCTTCACAGAATCGCTTCTGTTTATCTGTTAATGCCATACAAAATCAGCTCCTTTCAACTATTTTCTGTATCCTTATCTTCTATTTTTAATATTTTTAATGCACTTTGCGTATTTTTTATTTTTTGATCTAACTTTACAATTTTATCAATCTCTTTATTATATGTATTACATATATCTTTATTTTGACTAATAAAATCTTCCATATATTTATACTTTATTTGTTTTAAATATTTATCGTCTACTTTACTTTCTTTATAAGATAAAATAAGCCAAATCAACGATATACCTAAAACTATTCCTAAATAAGATATTTTGCTATATATTGTAGGAATTGTTAATAATATTAATATACTTAATGATACAGTAATCGAATTCATAAACGCTGCCGAAATAATTATGTATATTTCGCTCTTATCATCTTTATTAAAGCCATATACTAATGTATCTCCCATACAAGCAATTAACCAATAATAAAAATATGTACACAATGAAACAGCCAATATTAAAATAATGGTTCTTATTAAGTCCTTATCATAATACATATGTTCATCCCACAGATAGAATAAAATTACAGTTGGCAAGATGCTTGAAACTACTATAATTAAAGCTTGTTCTCCTTTTTTTATAACAAAATCTGCTGGCAACTTTTCAATAATTTTTTCAATAATTTTTTCAATAATTTCTACCATTCTTAATCCTCCTAATTATATTTATAATATAACTAACCACATAAAAAAATCAACAAAATAAGACACCAACTTTCGTCAGTGCCTTAAGAGGGGATAATTATCAATTTAGGAGTAATGGTGCCAGCTCTCACCAGCACCACAGGGGATATTATTGAATTTCAGACTGATATATGTCCGTGGCTCAGTGCATTCTGCATCTGTTCCACGATAAATATTACCACATATAAAACGAACAGAACGAACAAAACGAACAGACTTTTATTTTTCTTTCAAAAATCTTTCAACTGCCATCCTGCATCCATCTGCAGTATAATGCTTTCCCATACTGTGTGCAACTTTTATCCAAGAATATTTGTTAATGTATCTGTACGTAATCATCCTCCTCATAGTGCTGCTCTTTATCTGGTATATGTAATGCTCTGCAAGTGCTATCTGCTGTTCTATCTTTTCAAGAACATCTTCCTGCTGCGACTTTCTTAACATCAATAATGCCATCTGATTATCATATTCCGAATATGGGAAACCTTCTATCTTGAAATGCTGCTTGCCTCCATTTCCGCCTGATACACTATCTATTACAGTATATCCTTCCTGCTCCATCTTACTTATCCTTTTCTCTATCTGAGATATAGATTCTTTTAATGATTCTCTCTCCTTTACCAAGTCTTCATACTGTATCAATATTTCTTTGATATTGTACTGTTCTTCCACTCACTACACCTGCCTATCTCTTATATTTCTGTTCTGTGCCATCCGCCATCTTTACTGTTATTTCTAATGGATACCCCTTAGCGTTATAACCTGCACTTAAATAACGTTCCTTTATTATTTCCAATGGCTTACAATGTCCTTTTTCACAATGCTGTGCTCTGGTTTTATCATTGTATTCTGTTCCACATATCTCACATATGTAATGTTTAACTTCTTTCAATATAATCACTTCCTTTCATCTCTCTCCACCAAGTAAAATCCCAGCCATTATTAGTTAACTGCTGCCATATATGATTGCCTTTGTAATATGCCTTTCCTTTACTTCCGTTCCGTCTGTATATCTGATATATTCCTGGCTTATCTGGTTCTGCATCATAGCAATTATGCCACCCTCGTGCTTCCATTTTTTCTTTAAATGTCATACACTCTTCAAACTTTAACTGACTATACATTGTTTCAAAACTCTCTCATAATTATCATATCGCTTGCTAACGCATATCCGAACTCCCTATTAGCTCCTGGGGACTTTTCCCAGCCTTTAAGCATATATATGTGTGAACACATACTTAACATCATAATAGACATCTGCATGTACTCCTCATAGCTTGTTGTATCTGCTGGCATTTGTGATAACACCTTTGCTGGATTAACAACACTAAGGCCTTGCTCTTTTAATTCTTTCTCGGCATTGCTGAAGCGTTCCATATAATCATCAATGCCGGTTATTGGTCCACTAATGTATACACGGTTATCTCTCATTGCCTGTATTCTGCTATCATCCATTATTTATTACCTGTCTTTACTATCTCAATTGCCTCATCAGTAAGCATCTCTTCTGGTTTCCTATGCAATCTCAAGCCAGAATTAAACTCTTTGCTTCTTTCTTTCAACTGTTCAACAACCTTATCAATGTCATAGGCTGTTGGCTGCTCATCTATATCACGGCAGAATGCCTCTGTTATCTGTCTTGCTACATCTCTGCCTTCTTCATTTTTAAAGAGATTCATTGCATCTTGAAAGCCATTCTTTAAAAGCATCTGCATCAATTAATCTCACTTTCTTTACCTCCAATCTTCCGGCATAGTCACCTGCGCATTACAATCCTTAATCATCGTCATTGTGTTAGTGCTTGGTATCCAGTTCTTTACATACTCCACAGCTTCCTCGTATTTAAGCCTTGGTGTATTGCCTCTTGCATTGACATTAAAGTAATCCTTGTAATCGTGATTTATTTCCGTGAACACCTTCCTGCCTATTTCTCTATAAGCATTTGACTTCTTTCCACCTACCAGTTCTATAACCCTTGATGATATAAGCTCACCTAAACTGTGCTGCTGTCCATAATCTATGTTCATAGTGTTCTCTAACTTTGTAACCCTATCAGAAACATCATCTATCATACCTAACTGTATCCTCATCATTTCCTGTGTTGAAAGCGGCTTCTGATAGCTTCCTGTCTTTCGTATGCTTGGAAGCACCTCTGATGTTACCCATTCTGTAAATCTCTCAGCGCTTTCTTTTCTGCTCTGAAAGATTGTCTTATAGAGATTACTTTCATTTATAAATGTCGCATTCTGTTTTCTTCCTATATTATCTATGACCTCGGCAGTACCGACCCCATCTTGTTTGAGTCTATTTTTAACATCTGTAATATGTGTAATTTCTAACGCTTTGCATACATCCGCCAAACAAAACATAGGCTCGCTATCTACTATAACCGTCCTTATCTGTCCAAACTCACTATTGTTAAATATCTGTAACTCCATTCTGTACCTCCTACAACACATATACTCTGTCACTTAACACATCTTCCGGATCCAGCTCCTTATTAACCTCTTTTACCATATAGTTAAAATCTTCTATATCCATATCTTCATCATACTTATATATAATCAGCTCATGTATGCTGATTGGAATCACAATAATCTTATCTGCATTTGCGATTCTCTTTATCCTATCCATTGCATATATTACACCAGCTCCGTGGAATTTATTAGAATTAGAAGCTATTACCATTCTTCTCGATACAGCTTTTGCAGCCTCTATTAATTCTTCACCTTCCCCATCTTCCTTAATCATTCCTGCCAGCACATCACCAAACAATCCTATATGTGCATTCTTAACAGTATTAGCTCTCGCTATCTCCCATGCTGTTTCTTCCTTCATGCCTATTTTTTTTAGAAGATCCTCTGGTATCTTCATTATTGCACCTTTGCCAGGAGTATTAATTAATGCTGCTGCCAGACAGTCATCCACACCTTCAAGATATGCATTATGTCTTGTTATATTCACAGACTCCGCTCCTGCCTTGCAAAGTGTTATAAACAGCTTATCTTTAAGATATTCTGCTTTTAATATATCTTCCATCTGAATATCGCATGGGCTATGTTCTTTATACACTGAAAGAACCATATCAGCAGCAGAGCTTACACTATTCTCATTCTCAATAATTTTATCTGTATAAATAATTGGAGTTGGGTTAGCCTCTCCAATTATCACAATGCCCTTAAGTACTGTACCGTTCTTCTTAACATCTTTAATCTCTGCTACATATCCTCTGTCTCTTAATTCATTTACTATATCCTGTCTGTTCATAATCAATTCTCCTTATACCTCCAATATTTTTTCACAGGTGTTTCGTCCTTCCTTGCTCCTGGAATTATGAAACACAACCTGTTGTATGTCGCTGCTGTTATTAGTTCTGTACCATCTGCGTAAACAAGCTTCATCTCCAGGTCATATCGGTATCCCAGTTCCTTGGGAAATGTATCCGGGATTCGATTCCACTTTCTCTCCTCTGGTTCTTTATCCAGGAACTCGTATATGCTCATCTGACCTTCACACTCATATCCATCTGCCATATCAGCACCTCAGTTCTTCATCATCAGACCTTATGTGAAATTCAATACCTGTTTCTGCTGTCATAGCTTCTGCTATATCCTTCCACTTCACATATCCACCAACAAGGCTCTCTGTGTATTCGTTGAATTTCCGGATAAATCTGTTCATACGCTTAGTTCCAAATCCAAAATTATCCCTAAGCACGTATGAGCTCATCAGCAGTACTGTGTCCATTATTGTCTGTTTGATAGTTTCTGCAAAATGCTCAAGCTCTGTCTGAGATATCTTAAGTGGTACATCATATGCCTGTCTGAACTTAAGTTCCTCTTCAAGTCCATCTATACCCTTTTCCCTGGCAACTCTCAGGGCATATGACATACCTTCCCTTCGTGCCTGCTCCTCTTTGCTTAACTTAGCCATTACTTATTCCCCGCTTTCCGCTGTGCCAACTTCTTTGCCTGCTTTGCAGCCTCCTCTTCAAGCTGTGCAGCACGCATATGGTTATAACAGCAATAATATTTTAAATGACCTCTAACAGTCCGCTTGTATGTGTAACTGTCCATGTTGTACTTCATAGCCTCTATGACCTTTCCACACTTGTCACATACATAGATTTTTTCAACTGGGAGTGTTCGCCTTTCCTGTTGCCTTGGCTTTCTTTCCCGGCTTAGCCTGTGGCTCTGCTATCTTCTTAGTTGCCTTAGTCTTTGGCTTAACTGCACTTGTTTTAGGCTTATTCTCAACTAGATTTGAACTAACCTTTGACTCAGATGGACTAAGCTGAACCTTACTAATCCTGTCTGCACAATCCACACTTACTGTCTGTGATACCGAATGAATAACAGGTTCCTCATCCACACCGCACTCTTTAACCCTGCTCTTAGAATCATCAGGCTTTGGATCCATACTCCCGGTAATATCTTCCACCATAGCGGTTATACATTCCCTAAGGTTGCTGCTTTTATCTTCCAGATACTTCCCAATCTGGCTCTTTATAAAGTCAGATGTATCTGTGGCTATATCCTTAAGTCCTGGAACATTCTCAAAAGCTGTGTACCCGATATTACGTCCATCTTCTGTCAGCTCCGCTTTGTATAACACCTCTGGCTTTATCTCCTCATAGGCAGACTTCACCTGTAAAAGCCTGTCAGTTTCTGAAACAAGATCCTTACCGAATCTGTTAAGATACTCTAAATCTAACATGCATACTCCTTCCGTCAGTTGCTAATAAGCGAATCATAAAACTCATCCGGCTTCTTAGGCCTCTGACTGTAATTATTAAATTTGTTTTTTTTCGCGCCCTCGCGCGCTATATAATTTTGTTTTTGTTTATGTTTATATATGGCTACGGTTTCTCCTACGCTTTTCCCTTCGGTTTGTACTACGCTTTCTACTTCGGTTTCTCCTACGCTTTTCCCTACGGATTTGAAAGTACAAATTTTATATTTATTAGGACTTCCTTTCTTCCCTCTCTGGAATTCTATAAGTCCAGCATCTATTAATTTATTTCTGTTTTCGACTAACGTAGCCTCTCTTGACATCTGACAACGAGACATTACTCGCTGGTTATCTACTTGTATCCACTCGCACCACCCTGCCATATTATTGATACTTAATAATTTGTAGTACAATAATTGCGCAGCACTCGGCAAGTAATGACTTTCGAGCCACCTTTCAAACCCGTTCAGTTGTTTTATATAGTCTATACGCTGTTCTGTTATCACGGCTTCACCTCTTCTAGAACCACTTCTATTCGTGGGTTATGTTTATCTATGAAGAAATGATCTTCAAAGCCTACTATGTTATTCCAGCCATCATTATCTATAACCTTGCATTTAACAAGTGCATCCTGTATGAACTTATGTGCAACTCCTGCTATATTATCAAGGTCACGCTTTCTGTTAGGCTCATAGAATGTGTATTTAATCCGGACTGGATTATTTATATGGGTACGCTTAAGATTAAGCCTTATAGCGTTAGATATGATCATCTGATACTGCTGCTTCATATCGTTGCCCGTACTATGCCGGTTATGAAAGCTTCTTTCTGCTTTCAGGTATTCGTTTAATCCTGGAAGCGTACCCTTGATTGTAAATGTATAGAGCATTCAGCTCCTTTCCGCCCTGTGGAAGTATGTACCACAGGGCTTATATGTATTTCTGTGACAACGTAGATTGTGTGATATTATATGTCACAGATAATTTCTTCCAAACTCCTGTATAAAATATTCTCTTGTACCATAATTCTCTTCATAATACTTCTGTGCCATTTTCTTAAGCCTTAAGTCTATGACATTGGCAGATTGTCCGGCATATACTCCATTAGGGTGTAAATCTGGACGAAGTGGGACTACAAATCCATACTTCTCACTTTTCTTCCTGTTAGATCCGCCGAATATATGATGCCGTTCTACTGTAGTTGAACCTGTGAATATACATTCATCCATATTATCAGTAAATACACTTTTAAGTTTCTTACTCATATATTCCACCTTTCTTTTAGCTGTGCCAGCTCTACAGGAGATATTGTGTCTATTCCCAGATCTTTTGCTTCTGCCACAGCACCATCAATTAATACAGACATTTCATAAGAATTGTATGTATGACTGCCTCTTATGATTTTGTAGAAATATACTTCAAATCCATTTTCAACTTCATATTTGATGTATCTTAAATGTGGTTGTTCCATTTCATATGCTGTATTTATTGGTATATTGGTTTTTATTACTGCCACAACACCGGCATCAACTTCCATAGGCTGTCCATATTGTCCCAGAAGCATATTCTTAACCTTGGCTTTAGATAACCTCTGCTTATCAGCTATCTTGCCTACAAGAACGTGAAAATAGGCATTGGCATCAAGACTTCGCCTTTCCCTGTGGGGCTTAATTTCTATATCCAGCTTTTCCTTTTCTTTAAGCTCAATAAACTGTCCAGCCACATTATCATTTACTTCTAACATAAGTATCTGTTTCATTGTCTGAAAATCTATTGATACATCTTTATATCTTCCTGTGCATTTCATTCTTCAATAACCGGCTTTGAAGCTGTTGCCCTTAAAGCCTGCATTACTTTAGGGAACATTCCTTCTGTAATTTCTTCAAGACTATTAACTCTGAAACGCTCACATATCACTTTGCTGGATACCCCTGTTCTTTTAATCTCCTGTTCAATTGTCATTATCTTAGGCTTGGTTATCTTCATAACTTTTATTTCAGCTTCTTTTGCTTCCTGAGCTTTACGCTCAGCTTCTTCTTTCCGCTGTTGCTGTTCCTTTGTAACCTTTTCCGCAGTATCTGCTGTATCAAGGTTATCATCCTCGCTTATCTCCATCGCTATCATATAGAGGTATCTTCTGGCATATGTTGTTACCGCACCAATATTCTGCATTGCAGTAGCTCCCTGAATGCTTACATTAGCGGTAGGTATGCTGAATTCAATTACATCCTCTAAATTCTCAAGATTAATAAGTGTAAGACTTGCTGTGTTCTCATTAATTGCAAATTTAAACAATGTCTTATGCTGTGCCGCAATACTATTGCAGGATGGAAGGAAATCTGAAAGTTCATAATACTCATATTTGCTGTATGTATTTTTTCCAGTCTTAATTAATTTCTTTGCCTGCAATTCCACTCTCATCTCTGCAAGCTTTTCGTAAATGCTTTTACTCTCTGCCATTACATACCTCCTGATACATCACACCAATATTATCAATATATTCACAAATCATATCTTTTTTAGTTTCAGAACAATATATCTTCAATATAAATTCCTTCTGCTGTTCATTAGATCCTGTAACAAAGGCTGCTACCATACCATCATCTACACTATTGCAAGCTTCAACAAAGGCTTCATCTGCACTTTTAACATTCTGCTTTATATCATCCTTGCTAACCTTTTCCTGTATTCTTTTATCTTCTTCTGCCTTACGTTCCTGCTCTTTTCTTAATATCTCTGCTTTTTCAGCTTCATACTTCGTTATTACATTAATAGACATTGCCAAATCAAGAGTCTTCCTAAATGTATCCAGTGCTTTCTGTTCTGCATCACTGTGCATATTCTTAATTGTTTCAACTGACATTTTGGCATTATCAACTAATGTTTCTATATCTTCTTTAATCTTCTTAATAGAAGTTCCCTTGTTCTCCCAAGTCTTAGAATAAATCCTGCTTAAAGGAAGATATTCCTGCATACCCTCTATACAGTTATCGTATACCTTTTGAATTTCTTCCTTCTTCTGTTCGATACGCTTATCCTCATATTCCTTAGTCTGTTGAGCTATAAGTTCTATTGGCTCTGCAATAATCTGCTGGAGTTCTTTTATCTTGTCCTCAAACTCTTCATAAGGCTGCATATATCTCCTTTTTACATCTTTTCTCTTATCATCAAGGCATTTGCTTAACTTTCTCAATGTAGCAACGGTGCTTTTTGCTTCAATAAGCGTATCCTCTGTAAATACCATTGTTTTATATAATTCCATTGAGGCCTGTACATTTGCCTTAATCTCATCATAATTACTGATATTTAAAATTCCATTAGTCTGCTCTACAGACACTATCATCTCATTCATACTTAAATCTCCTAACCTTATCTTCTTAATAAATTAATGGTTTCTTCCTGTTTGAAATTAAATTCATATTGTCCAGTTTTCGTTAATTTGAATTTGCGAAGATAACGTGCCTCTTCATCCTCACAATTACATTTTTCTCCTGGGTCTAATCTTGCCTTACATCTCTCACAAATATATTTATACATTGATTTTTACTCCTAAATGTTCTACACTGTAGTTGAGATTTTTTACTTGAGTTGCAGTGTTGCCTCACTGCGGCTCTTTTTATATATTCCTTAACCGATAATCACCTATTGAAACTCCAGCTTTGCACTCTAATCGGTGAAGTCTTAATAACCACTTAGAAGCATCCTCTATTCTTCTATCTGTAATAGCTACATTAATTCTTTTGTTAAATGCAACTATTAAACCTATGTCACGCACAATTATTCTCCTTTCATTTGCCTAACTTACAATATCTTTGGGTTCATTAGGATTTGATAAATCTTTTCCCTCGTTATCCTTAAAAAATCTCTCAAGTTCAGACTTTCTTATTCTTGTGTGAGGTATCTTTAATACTCTTAACTGGTGTGCATTAACAAGGCTGTATACATATTGCTTGGAAGTTCTCATAATTACTGCCACTTCTTCTACCGTATACACCATATCCTCTAGTGTTCTTTTTACTGCTTCTGTCTTCATTGATTTCTCCTTTCTTACCTCTTCTTATCATCTCTGCATAAAATTAATATTGTTATACAGATAATAGTTGTTATTGCTACTGCTGTTGTGTTCATATCTTCTCCTTTTTATGGTCTTGTATCCACATCAATAAGACTTTCTGTATGAAAATACATCTTGTAATGATATGGGTCAGAATGTGTTCCTGTTATATCCTCAACAACATACATTGTGTAATCATTGAGATATATGTAATTCTTTCTGTATTCATCTGCGCCAGTTTTAACCGTACATACAAGTTCATTTTCACTATCATTACTTATGCTCATATAGCCTTCTGCTTCCATAATGATTTTGTCTGTACGCGCATTGTATACTGTTATTTTTCGTTCGCACTCAAAATAATCTGCCTGCTTGGACATATTGTAATTAACTTTATCTGCTTCACTACAACCTGTCATTGTTAATGATGCACCTAATATTAAAGCTGCTATTATTGTGTTTTTTCTCTTTATCATTCTTCACTCCTTAAGCTGATCTCATCTATCTGTGGTAACTACAAAGTTAAGTAAATGTATATTTACTCTCTCTAACAAGTCCTGAGCTTCTCGGATTGTTAAACCATCTAATGCTTTAACAATCTGAGTAGCTCTCTTAGCACTTTCACCAGTAAATAACTTGCCATCTACTATTAATTCACCTGTTGTCCAATTTCTCCATTCCTGTAATCCAACAGCATTCTCTATTCTTTCAGATAAACACTCCTGCTCATTTTCCTTAGTGCCTGTTTCATTTAAAACCTCACCAACAATGTTGTCTGCCAGCTTGTCTATTAATTCATCTGTATTCTCTTTCACGTTCTCACCTCCTTGTATTGAAATACAGGGAAGTTTCTCTCCTGCTTTCCATCCATTCTTATGATTAAATACTTTTGCCCTTTGATAGCCATCATCATATGGAACTTTTACAATAAATGGCTTTGTGATTTTCTCTCCATCTATTTCAAGTTCTTCTTTATCGTAATTAATTTTTATGCTATTCATTCTTAACCTCTTAATCTAATAATCATTAGCGCAGCTATTGAAAAATATATTGGGAAGTTAGGATGCCTCTCTCTGAATGGTATCCTTATAACTTCATAATGCTTAATGTCAGATACTTTCATTTTCTTTATAGCTGATACCGCCTGTATAAATGTCTTGGCTTTCTCTTCTATGAATGGTTCGTAGCTACGGATAATGTACTTATATGTTTTCTTCGCAATTGCTCTCACCTCCTTGTATATTACTTGCTTGGAATATCTTCTGTTGAAAACAAATAATCCATAGTGAAATTTTGAAATTGAGCTTTTATTGCAAGCATTTCATCCCTTTTAATTTGTTCAATTTTATTGAACTTTTATTGTAAAAAAATATGCAACAATATCCTCCTTATTAATATCTAATATTTTACAAGCCTTTATAATTTCCGACTGTTTCCAATATCTTTTATTATTAATTTTAAGTGATAAAGTACGTTCTGACCATTCCATTGCTCTTGCAAAATTTTGTAAAGTTGCAAATTTCTCTACTATTTTTCCTCTTAACTTTTTATAATCATACAACAATTTTTCACCGCCTTTCATTTGTTCAACATATTTGAACATTTATAGATTATCACCTCTTTAATTCAATGTCAATATATTAAGTTCAATTTTTTTGTATTTTTTATATTGTTTTTTTGAACTTTTTGTGCTATATTCCAAATATGGAGGTGATGTTAATGAAAATATCTAGTACATCGAAACGACTATCAGAAATAATGAAAGAAAATAATTATAGACAAGTTGATATATTAAATATATGTGAACCTTATTGCAAAAAATTTAATATTAAGCTAAACAAAAATGATTTAAGCCAATATGTTAACGGAAAAGTAGAACCTGGACAAGAAAAACTTTCTATATTAAGTTTGGCACTAAATGTTAGCGAAGTTTGGTTAATGGGATATGACGTACCTAAATCAAGAAATTCCATTATATCAACACCTCACGCAAATATATCAGATGAAATTTTATATGCTATAAATATTTTAGCTAATGCCAGTGGATATGACTTCTCATTTTTTGCTAATCATTTTCAAATTATTTACAATGATTGCATAATAAAATTATCACCCAAAGAAGTTGACGATTTAGCTAAATCTTCTATTGAGCAAATAGAATTCGTTATGAAGAGTATAATTACAAATAGACTTAAAGATAATAAGTTTCCAATTCAATTAGACTTAAATCTTGAAAATGGAGAACTAAACGCTGCGCACTCGCTTGATAATGCAACTAACGAAGAGAAAGCAAATGACGAAGATATTATGAATGATGAGAATTTCTAAATAAAAGAGGGGATAAATTTGAATTACGAGGAATTACTTATTGAAGCTGATAGCAATAATCTGATTACAAAAGAAAAACCTCTGCTCGCTAACGCAGGAAGAATTAAAGGAAATCGCATTGCTATCAAAAAGGACTTACCTACACAACAAGAAAAAGCCTGTGTACTTGCTGAGGAACTTGGACACTTCTACACTTCCACTGGCAACATATTAGATATGTCAAATACTTCTAACAGGAAGCAGGAATTAAGAGCTCGTCTATGGGCTTATAACAAACAAATAGGCTTACGAGGTCTAATTGATTGCTATAAAGCCAATTGTAAATCTATTCACGAAATGGCTGAATATCTTGATGTAACGGAAGAATTTCTGCTAGAAGCCATTGAGTGCTACCGCTCAAAGTATGGAGTGTATGCTAAATTAGATAATTATTTTATTGGCTTTATACCTACTTTATACATTATAGAAGAATACAGACAAGCAACAGATTAAAAGTATTGCATATGTCCCTGCTTTAACTACCAGCGAATAATGCAGGCATATTACTTCCTAATATTAGTTTTAAATTCAAATACAGAATAAGGGGGATTTATTATGAGATTACCAAAAAAAGATATTAAAAGTTCTAATATAAAAAATATCAATGATATAGTAAAAATAAATATTAATGACACTATAGATGGAATTCCTTCCTATTATGCCTTACAAAGACTTGCAACATCCTTTAAAAGAAATAAAGAAATGGACTTAGCTATTGCCTGTCTAAAACATTCTAATCAATTATCGGATATGTATGACAGACCACCCTTATTAGAGAAAGATTATTTACGTCTAATTAAATTTCTTCAACAGAGCAATGACTATGAAACTGCTGAAATTGAATTTAATAATATTTGCATAAAACATCCAGAATTTGCAGATAAACGTATATCTAACTTAGCAAGAATTAATGAGCAATTAAATAAAGCTAAAGAATTCAAATGTGATACTGTATTTTTAACAACCAATAGCACTTGTCCTATTTGCTCTAAATACAACAATCAAAGATTTTCTATTAAGGGGAAAAAATATCCTAAGCTACCGCCTGAAATTGTTAAAAATGGGGGCTTCGATAAAGATTGCATTATAGGATTAACCTTAAATATGAATGACTTGCTAAATTAATCAAATTAATGTTTTCTAATTAACATTCTACATAATAAATAGTTGTCATTATGGTAAAGTTACCGCTCTGATTAATATTTAATATTTTGATTAACACTATAATTAGGAGCAAAATGAAACATATTAAAAATGGAGACTATGATAGGCAGTGTAAGGACGTTCAAGTTGTGGAAATATCTGCACATCAAGTTTAAATAGCATTTTGCCAATATCGGGAAAATTGAGACAAATTAATCTTATTTAGATATAATAACTATTATTTTTAAATGGAGGCATTACTATGAGTGAAAAAGAACAAATTGGACATATTATTAAAATAATTGATGAGTATAGCGTTATCATTGATTTAGGCAATAATATTGTTAATAAAAATGATATAGTCTATATATATGAAAAAAACAACGCTGTAAAAGATTTAAAAGGTAATATTATTGGCAGATACGATATATGTAAAGGAAAACTTTGTGTTACTGAAGTGTATAATAATTTTTCAGTATGTGAAGCACTCCCATCTATAACTGATAAATATACTGCACTTTATAATCATTTAGCTCTATCACCTCTTTTAGAATCTTCAACTAAAAGAAAAAAGCTCAATATAGATCCTAGTATTATAAATAAAATCAAAGCTGAAGATAATGCAATTCGTATAGGTGACATTGTAAAAACATTTTAGTTCTTGACAATTTATATGCCAAATGGTAAGATATTTTCAAACAGAAATGGTCGTTGTTAAATGACTGGCGAAAATCCCTCTTACCATTGTATGGAAAGGGGGATTTTTTCTTTTATGAATACAGAATATGATAAACCATTTAAAACATATGATGAAATGCTTTCTTTGATGGAAAAAAGAAATATTATCATCAATGATAAAGAGTTTGCTAAAAATGCTTTATCTAATTTATCTTATTACAGTTTAATTAACGGATATAAAAACACATTTTTACAGGTAAAAGGAACCGATGACTTTATCGAAGGTACAAAATTCGAAGAACTTTATACTATTAATCAGCTTGATGTTAGCCTTAATAATATAATTTTTAAATATATTCTATATTTAGAACGATCATTAAAATCTAAAGTATCTTACATAGTATCTCAATCATTTGGTGTTTATACAGATAAAAATGATATATCTTGCACAGATTCTAATGATTATTTATATTATAAAAATTACAGTTCTTCGACTGGAAAAAGAATTGATATAGTTAAAAAATTGAAGAATTGTATAATTGAAAACCATCATAATAATATTATTGAACATTATATAAACACTAAGAATCATATTCCTCCATGGATATTAATCTATAATATTCCATTTGGATTAACGATTGAATGGTATTCTATATTAAAAAATGCAGAAAAAAGCTATGTATGTAGCGCTTTTATTTCTTCCGAAACACTCTCTATGGACGAAAGAAAAGAATTTTTGCGCCAGGCTTTACTATTATCCCGTGAATATAGAAATAAAATTGCACACGGAAACCGAACATTTAATATATCCGGCTTACCTGTGCTTCCAAAAAATCAATTATTAGAATTATCTCATTACGCTGTATCCTCTGAAGAATACAATAATGGATTAGCTCAGTGCGATTTGCTTTCTATATTGCTTTTACTTGTTATCCTGCTAAACGATAAATATTTATGTGCCAATTTATTATCTGACTTAACATCACTCTTTGCACCTTATGAGCAACATCTTTTTAATAATAAAAATATTTATGAAATTTTTAATTTACCAAATGATGTTCTTATGCGCGTAAAGAATCTGATAGATAATATCTATAATATGCCACTTGAAGAAGCTTTATCTCAAAGCAATACATAACATCATAAAATAAAAGCCCCTGTGCTACCAACACAAGAGCTTTTACCACGATACTTACATAAGCACTGCTTATGATATAATACCGCCTTAGACAAGCCATATTATATCATTTCTAACACCGCTTATGCAAGTAGGTGTTATTTTTGTACCCATTTTTTAAGTTGCACCGGTGCAACTTACATATGTTTTACAGAAAGGATGATTTAATATGAAAAAGAAAATATCTAAAGTACTTACATATAAACGTGGTAATCTATGGGCTTACCGATTTGAAGCCGCCGCTATCGATGGTAAAAGGAAATGGATAACTAAAAGTGGCTTTAAAAACCAGTCTGAAGCTTATGAGGCTGGTATGGTTGCATTTACACAGTATAAACAGACTGGAAAGAACTTCGTACCCTCTAATATATCTGTATCCGATTATATGGATTACTGGATTGATAATTATTGCAAAATCAATCTGAAGGCTAATACAGTATCTAGTTATAAAAAAAGAATAGAACTCTATATAAAGCCAGCTATTGGCTCTTATTATCTTAAGGATATAGAAGCATACATTCTCCAGGAACTTATTAATAATCTGTTCAACACAGGAATGTCAAGAAATTCCCTCGGCAATATTAAAGGTATTCTAACTAAGTCCTTTGCCTACGCTAAAACTACAGCTAGATTTATTAATGATGACCCTGCCGCTGCTATCTCTCTTCCACTTCCAAGAGCTAAATCTGAAGTAATAACGAATAAAAAAACAAGAGTTGTATGGACTGATGAGCAGCTTAACACTGTATTTAAAACTTTTTCTTTTGGCCATATATACCATATTCCGCTGTTACTTGCATATAAATGTGGTTTACGTCTTGGGGAAGTATTTGGTCTTATGTGGAAGGATATAGACTTTGATAATGGAACATTGAATATTAATCGACAGGTACAGATACATAATGATAAGTGGTTTCTTGAAAATCCTAAATATGACTCTTTCAGAACAATAGAACTTGATAATACAACTCTTTCAGAATTAAAGAAAATGTATGAACATCAGAAAGACTGTGAACAATATTATAATGAATACTACAATAATATTTACTGTGAAACTCTAAATGATGGTTCCAAATTCATTACATACGACCCCGGCAATAGCTGTGAAGTGTTACATATGGTTCAGGTCAGGGATGATGGTTCGTGGATTCAGCCTCGTGCTATGATGCACTGCTTTAGAGTTATTCATAATAAACTTGGTTTTAGTGAACTTGATTTTCACTCATTAAGGCACACTCACGCTTCTGTTCTGCTCGCTAATGGAGCTGATGTTAAATATGTACAAGAACGTCTAGGACATAAGAATGTAGCAACAACACTTGATATATACACACACGTTACAGATACTATGCGTGAACGTAATAAAGACATTTTAAATAAACTATAA